GTCACTTGCGAGCGTCCAACGCGAAACTTTGGCTACTGACATCTGTAAAGAAAGATGATAATCGCGTCACTTGCGAGCGCCCAACGCGAAACTTTGGCTACAATGCTGCTTTGAATATATTCGGACTGGCATTCGTGAATTCAATCCCTAGAAGCTCCCATCTTTAGCGGGGAGAGGATGTCAGATTGTGCAGATAGTGAATTATCTTGATATTCTTGAAGAGGCCTGGCAACAGCACTTGGCGCCACGCGAAGCGAATGCGCCCACAGTAGTAAGTCTGTTTGCAGGCTGTGGCGGATCGAGTCTCGGTTATAGTATGGCTGGCTATCGAAAATTGCTAGCTGTAGAATGGAACAAGTGTGCGGCTGAAACCTTTCGTTGCAATTTCCCTGACGTTCCGATCTATCTTGGCGACATTGCCAAATTGTCTGTAGAAGAATGTTTTGAGCTTGCAAAGTTGCAAGGACCAGAAGAACTGTCGGTGTTGGACGGTTCTCCGCCTTGTCAAGGATTCAGCATGGCGGGCAAACGCGATCCAGGCGATATACGCAATCAAATGTACAAGGAATACGTGCGACTGCTGCGTGGACTGCGACCACAAGTATTTATTATGGAAAATGTTCCTGGTTTGCTTCAGAATAAGATGAAATCGATTCTTACGGATATTTTGTACGAACTGCAAGCAAGTGACTACGCGGTGGCAATGAAAGTACTAAACGCTATGCACTTTTGCGTTCCACAATCTAGACGACGTGTCATATTTATCGGTGTGCGCAAGGATTTGGGAATAGAACCAAGTTATCCGGCAAAAGAAGTGGAGACGCCCGTGTCATTGCAAGAAGCCTTGTTGAATGTCCCTTCAGACTTTCGTAAGCAGCCAAATGTTACGCCGTTACGCGCAGCGCGCTGGCGTGAAACAGCGCAGGGATCTGTGCACAAAGAACGTTTTTCCTTATATCGTTTGGCCTGGAACAAACCAGCTCCGACCGTGCTGAGGACGTCGGGGTCTGGTGGCCATATGCATCCAGACGAGCCGCGACTACTCAATATACCAGAATTACAGCGTATTTCTTCTTTTCCTGATGCTTTTGAATTTCCTGAAACTTGGAACAACTGCGTACAATGTATCGGAAATAGTGTGCCGCCTTTGTTTATGCGCGCGATCGCAGAACACGTTCGAGACAACATTTTGTGCCTGTAAAAGAAAGCTGGTGATCATGCCCGCGCGTTACGATATGGTCAATCGCGTTATCGAGGCCGTTCCTGGCCCCTTCTATGTCCGCTGGCGTAGATCTCTATTCAACTTGGCCCGTCTCTATCAGCCTCTTACCATCGTGGAGGTGGGCACGCTACACGGCAAGTCGGCTATATTCTGGGCTTATGCCTGTCCCGATGCCGCCGTCTACACCATCGACGATTGCATTCATAAGCAGCCCATATTGAACCTTCAGCAGCGTATTCAGGGACGCAACATCATCACGTTCATCGGCTCTCCTCACGAGATTGGCGAGACATTCACCGAGCCTATTGACTTGTTCTACATTGGCTGCGACCGTGGTCACGAAAACATATTGGAATCCTTCGTTCGCGTGATCGCGCCAGGGTGCATCATTCCAATATATGATTATAACAGCTCGCGGACCTACGACGATTTCCTTGCTGCCCATGACGATTTTTACACCGCCTTCTCTCAGGACGCGCAGGGGGAATACCTGTACATCATGCGGCGCGACGACGATAATCCTCGCACTATGCTCAAGCTCAAGCCGGAGCTGCTCTAATGTTGGACATCATCATTCCGACGCTGTACGCTCACCAGGACGTGCATCGCAATATCATCTCTACATCCAAGATCGGCATCACCACCACTCTACACATTATGACCGAGCGCGTGGGCTGGCCTCGTTCCATCAATCAGGCCCTCATTCAATGCTCCCATGACGTGCTTATCATGGACGATGACGTGCTCCTTCATGAGGACATCTATGCTGCCGTTCAGCCCTATATGCAGCTCGCGGACATCTTTGGGTTCAAGCTCTATGAGCCACACGGCTCTGTGGGGCACGCCGGCTGTTACTTCGATGGCTCGTTCATCGCTACGCGCATGGGTCCCGACTGTCCTGAATACAATATTCCGTCCTATTGCGCTCATGTCACCGCCTCGCTCATGTATATCAAACGAGAGGTTATCGCGACCCTGGGAGGCATAGACGAGACCTATCCTGGCATTCAGTTCGAGGACGTAGATCTAACCTGTAGGGCCATCATCGCTGGATTCCGCGTCGCCTATATTCCGGCCACCGCGACGCACTTTCGCGGACAGACCAAATCTCAGTCGTCCGAGTTTTTCAACATGCAGGGACCTAACGCTGCCGAACTCTCGCGACGTCACTTCTTCCCCAACTCGCCGTTTTTGGTCGCCTTACGTGCTCAACTAGGCGATCGCCAATTCGTACCACTAGAGATTTAGCAATGAGGTTACTCTAATGGATGACATCACCGCTCGCTATAATCGCTTCAGCGGCCTCAAGTGCCTGCTCTATCCCGACACGCTGCGCGCGTTGGCGGCACAGGAGATGCCATTTCCGCTCATCTGGCATATCTACCCCACCAACGGCTGCACGCACCACTGTCCTTGGTGCATCATGGCAGAGGAGCAGAAGCTCAACCCAACATCTTTGCCAAGGGAGCTCTATGAGCGGGCCATCCGCGACGCAGCGCGCACGAGGGCGCTCACTGTCCACTTGTCCGGTGGTGGCGAGCCACTGTTGCATCAGTGGACGCCGCACGCGATTCTTTTGGCCAAGTCGCTGCATCTCAAAGTCGCCATGAGCACCAATGGCTCTCCGATGACCATCGTTGGTCCCGAGTTCATTGCGCGCCATGTGGACTATCTGCGCGTCTCTCTCAACGCAGCCTCGCCGATAACCCACGCGCATGTCAGCGGCTTGGACCGTCCAGATTTGGACAACATCATCAGCGCCATCGTGCGTATTGTGGATGAACGCAATGCCAGGGGCATCCCGCACGATATCGGCGTCGGTTTCGTCATTGTCAAGGAGAACGTCCACGAGATCGTCCCTGCCATCGAGCTTGCCCGCGACCTCGGCGTGGACTTTATCCATATCAGGCCCGCTTATTTGCCAGCTGAGGATGGCGAGGAGCTGCGCGAGATCTGCCTTGGCTTGGATCGCGAGCTGTTCGAGTCTTACTGTACGCCGACCTTCACGGTCCATTTTCGCGTGGACAAGTTTCGGGGATACTGGACGCCGCGCACATATTCTCGCTGCTGGGCCTCGCCCATCCACGCTGTGCTGAAGGCCACTGGGGAGTTCATTGTCTGCCAGGATCGTCTCGACTTGACCTTCGGTGACTATGCGACGCAGTCTTTTGAGGAGATCTGGCACAGCCAGGAGCATCGTCGCGTGCTAGACAGCATCGATCTGGACACATGTCCCCGCTGCGTCTCTAACACCATCAATGAGGTTGTGCAACACGTTATCATTGAGGACCGCATGAGAAGCGCCTTAATATGAAAGGGGCTTCAAATATGTGGCCACCTAAATCCGCGCTCATTGCCCACTGGGCAGCCCCGTCCTTGATGGATCGCCTTTTGCGCGCCTTTTGGGCGCTTGGCATTGCGGTCTTCCTCAAGCCGATGGCGCAGGTGTCCCCTCAGGAGCGCTATGACTTGGCCATTTTGTATCATCCATGGCGCGGTGACACCATCCCCGGCTTCATGCGGCAGGTGGCTCCCGTGCTCGTGTTGCTCACTTATGAGTCCCCCTATGAATACGACCTCACCGCGCCATTGGCTGCGGGCGTCGATGTCACCTGGGATTCGGACCTGGCCTCAGCTCATCGGTTGCCATATCCAAGCGTCCATTTCCCGCATGGCTTTATGCTGGTGGAGCAGGGCCCTATCACGCCGATCGCCAGCGACATTTGCTTTTTGGGGCAGCCGTTTCCGTATCGCGCTGATTTCGTGCAGCGTCATGCGGACTTCCTGCGTCAGTATGACGTGCTTCTGTCCGGGCACGGCTGGGACGCTATCGCCCCTTGGGCGAGGACTTACTGCGCGCTTGACGCCAGAGAGTCCCTCGCCTGCAACTTGGGCGCGAAGATCGTGCTCAACATCCATCGTCGCAATGACGCTGACCACGAGAACAGGAATCACTATCCACCGTCGTCGCCTAACAACCGCTTGTTCGATCTGGCTGGCTTGGGCGTTTTCCAGCTTGTCGACGATAGCCGCTTGCCGGAGCTGCGCGCTTACTATTCGCCAGCTGAAGTTCCTCATTTTAGCGAGGAGACCTTCGAGACGTTCGTTTCTCACTTTCTCGCTAAGCAGGAGCTTCGCTGCGCGATTGCTGCTGCGGCCAGGGAGCGCACGCGGCGAGAACATACCACCGTGCATCGTCTCGCCAGGGCGCTCGCCGAGACGCGCATGATCCTTGGGGAGTAATATCATGTACGCATCTCTTGTCCTGCTCACCTACAATCGCCCACATTTTGTCCGACGCACGCTTGCCAGCTTGCATTCCACTGCTGCAGGCCTGCCATTTGAACTCATCGTCGTGGATGACGGCTCGGACGACGCCACTCGCGCTGTTCTATTGGACTACGCCGCCAGAGGCAGCATTTCCACTCTCGTGCTCAATCTCGGCGATAACATGGGCGTGGGCGTGGGCATCAATCGCGGCTTTTCCATTGCGCACGGCGAGTACTTGGTCAAGCTAGATTCCGACTTGGAGTTCAGCGAAGGCTGGCTTTCCGCTGGCGCCACTATCCTTGATTACGATCCGCGAGTGGGCGCTGTTGGCTTTTTCCACTATTGGCACCCGCCAGTACATGCTCACGAGATGCTTATTAGCCGCGTTCCAGAAGCCCCCATTCCCTATGAGATTCATGCGGACTTTGTCTCCTCGGCGATGATGATCCGTCGTTCAGATTACCTCAAGTATGGTCTCTTTGCCGAGTTTTCTCCTGGTTTCAGCGAGGACGTTGCCTACAAGAAACTTCTACAAGCCAACGGGCTATCTATGGCACTTACCGCTCGTGACTATATCCACAACTACGGCTTTGGCATTCCCCATTCCACCGTTGTGTTATCCGATGGCTCAGTCGCCATGATACACACATCCCCAAAGGTGTTTCAAGCAAGCTAGACACACAATTTCGCCACATATTACTCGCGCTTACCTTGTATTCGACATAGGATTGTGCTATACTCCTCATAGACATAATGAAGGAGTGTAACATGTTTCCTTTAGCGTCTCGTGATAGAGCTTGGGACGCAGATGCGGCCAAGTCTCGCGTGCGAGAATGGGCCACTTCTGACGACAAGTACGCTCAGGCTTTCATGTGGCACAAGGACGACGTCTTCAAGCTGCCCTATGTCGATATTATTGATGGCTCGCCGTATGCAGTGCCACGCGCTCTGTTCGCCATTGCCGCTGCTCTTCAGGGGGCGCGTGGCGGAGTGGACATTCCAGACTCTGACATAGAGGCCATCAAGTCTCGCGTGGAAGCCTACTATTCCCGCATGCGCGACGAGTTCAACGACGAGTCCATTGTCGTTCCATGGCTCAAGGGAGACGCTGCGGAGGCGAGCGATTCTGCATCCATAGTTGTCGCTGAAGCCGCGTCTGCCACCGCGCTCGAACCTGAACCTGCGCCTGCCGTCGAGCCTGTCGTCGAATCTGTAGATGAAGCCGCGCCTGAAGCAGCGCCTGTCACAGCGCCTGAACCTGCGCCTGTTGCTGCGCCCGCGCCTGAATCTGCGCCTGAACCTGAAGCCACGTCTGTCATTGCGCCTGTCACAGCGCACGGGTCTGAAGCTGCGCACGAACCTGAACATGCGCCTGTCACTGTGCATGCGCCTGTCTCGCCATCAGGAAAATCCACGCCCATTCGTATCGACTTTACCGGACGAATCCTGGAATCCTTGACTTCAAATGACTTTCCAGGCAATCGCTGGCGAGTGGCACTCATTCAGGCTGGAGAATCGCAAAATCGCACCATTTATCCCATGTCTGTGCTGCGTCGCGCAATTCCCCTGTTCGAGGGCGCCGTATGCTTTGCCGATAATCACGGCGGTCCCAATGGCAAGGCCATTCGCGACATCGTTGGTTGGTTCTCCAATGTCACCGCCGAGGAATCGCCCATGTTCCAGGGAATCACGGCGGACTTTGACATTTTGGACTCGCAGGGATGGTTCAAGGACATGATCGCAGAAGCCTGGTCTCGTGGTAAACGCAACCTGGTGGGGTTCTCCATCCTGGGAGATGGCGCCAAGCGTTTTATCAAGATGCCCGATGGCCATATCGCAAGGGAGGTGACATCTATCGATTCGCTAGTGTCTGTTGACGCAGTGTCTCGCCCTGCCGCTGGCGGGAAGTTTCTCTATCCTATAAGTGAGGACATTGACACCATGGACATTCAAAATCTGACCCGTGAGGAGCTTCAGGCGCTGCGTCCTGACCTGTTCGAGTCGGTGGAGCAGACTGAGGCGGAGGCGACGCCCGCTCCGACTCAGCCCGACCCGGCCATTGTTACCGAGATCACCTCGTTGCGCGAGACCCTGTCCGCGCTTCAGGAATCGAATCGGCGCATGCAACAGCAGGCGTACCTGGATTCGTCCCTCAAGGAATCTGGTCTTCCGATCGTCTTTCAGGGCAAGCTGCGCAAGCGCTTCGAATCGCTGACCTTTACCGCTGAGGAATTGCAAGAGGCCATTGCCGATGAGAAGGCCGCGCTCTCTGAAGTGGTTCCGCCAGATCTGCCCGCGTTCAGTCGCATTCGTGTTGGCCTTGATTCTCGTGACAAGATCGATGCGGCTATGGACGGCATGTTCCAGGGGCGCGACGTGCTCGTTGAAGGCGGCAAGATTCCGCGATTCCACAACTTGCGCGATGCCTATGCTCGACTCAAGGGCATCTCCATCTTCGATGTGCGCGCGCAGAACGTTATCAATGAGATGGCTCAGCCCTTCGATTCGGGCCTGCGTGAGTCGATTTCCTCGACGGATTGGGCCAGCGTCTTTGGTGCCAGCATGACGCGGCAGATGCTCGCCGAGTATCGCACCAAGGACTATGAAGAATGGCGCAAGGTGGCCACCTGGCAAGTCCTCGACAACATGAAGCTTCAGGAACGAGTGCGCATTGGCGGATATGGTCTGCTTTCCACGGTCACAGAGGGCGATGATTACGGCGCGCTCTCGTCTCCGACGGATCAGAAGCAGACTTACACGCCCACGCTCAAGGGCGGCCTGGAGACGATCACGTTTCAGGCCATCGCCAACGACGACATGGGCGCCATTCGCCTGGTACCGCGCAACCTGGCCCTCGCTGCCAAGGTGACGCTGTATCACGCCGTATTCGACATTCTGCCGACCAACGCCGCGATGGGGTACGACTCGACGGCGCTGTTCCACGCCAACCATGCCAACCTGGGCACATCCGCGCTATCGGATAGCACGTTGGAAGCTGCCAAGGCAGCCATGCGCGCCCAGAAGGTGCCCACTGGGACCACGGATGTGGCCTTCCTGGACAATGAGCCCAAGACCATTATCGTGCCATCCGCTCTGCGTCGCACGGCGTGGGACCTCATCAACAATGAGGTTATGGTGTTGTCGAGCAACTACAATGCCACAATGAAGAACCCGCATTACCAGACCCTCGAAATGATTGAGGTCCGCCACTGGACCGACACGAACAACTGGTATCTGGCCGCAGATCCTAGGGCCGTGCCGGTCATTGAGGTTGGCTTCTACGGGTCAGAGGAACCCGAGCTCTTCAATGAGGCCGCCAATACGGGCAAGAACTTTACTGCGGACAGCGTGCGTTTCAAGGTGCGTCATATCTGGGGCGTAGTCGCGCTCGATCATCGCGGCCTCTACGGTGCCATCGTGTCATAATCTTGAGGGCGGGGACAATGTCCCCGCCCCACCAGAGGGCCAAAATGACCTATCTGCTCGCTGACTATATCGCCAAGGTGCGCACTCGCTTGATGGAAGTGGATTCCTCCTTGGAGATCTCCGAGGAGGATATCAAGTCCGCTATCTCAACGGGGCTTGCCTATCATAGTCGGTTCATCCCTCGTCGTGTGGTTGCTGACCTGACCAGCACAGGAACCTACGACTTGGCGTTGCCGACTACTTGGGACGCCTCTTTCTCGACGATCATTTCCATCGAGTACCCGTTGGGAACGCAGGTGCCAGTGCTGCTGAGTCCCAACAACTACATGATTTATGCCTCACCCACAGGGCAGGTGTTGCGTCTACTGGGGACCACTCCGGCTAGTGGAGCCAAGGCGAGAGTCACTTTCACCGCGCCTCATAGCGTAACCTATGAGGAGTCCAGCATCACTGACGGCGACTTTGAGGCGGTATCGGGCATCTGCGCTGCTATGGCCGCGCGCATCCTGGCCGCGCGCTATGCTCGCGCCTGGGATCCGACACTCATGGTGGATGTAGTCAATTTCCGCGCCAAGGCGCAGGAATACCTCTCGTTGGCGCGGGAGCTGGAGATCATTTGGCGAGTGAGTATGGGCATAGGCGACAAGGGCTATGGACCAGCGATGACCTATCGGGATTGGGACTCGTCCTTTAGCACGGGTGGTCGACTGCTTACCCACCCAAGGCACTAGGTGAACAACGTGGCCAGTCACTACTTGGAAATATCCGCTGCCATCAAGGACATTCTGGAGACCGTGGAAGGAATCGGCAAGGTGCTAAGCACCCATCGCTATACGCGACAGCCGGAGTCCTTTCGCGAGTTCTTCACGTCCTTGGTGCCCAGTGGCTCTGCGCAAGTAAACGCCTGGCTGATCTCGCGTGTGCGGGTTCCCATAGAGACAAAGGGCCTTCCCATCCGCGAAATGCGATGGCGGCATCAGTTCGTCATCAATGGATACACTTCGCTACGCGATGCCGATGGCAGTGAGGCGGCTTTTCAGCAACTAGTGGATCGCGTGATCGATGCGTTGCTGCCGCACAAGCGGCTGAACGTTCCTGACTATGTGGAATATGCCAACGAGCCGCAGTGTACGCAGATCAATCACGATTGGTTTGGTCCCGTGCTCTGTCATCACTGCGTCATTTCCCTGGAAGTGCTTCAGAGAGATCGCGTAGAATGGGTGGACTAATGGCACATCGCCTTACCAGGGTTATCGCTCCAAGTTATGAGATGGCGGCTAGCGGATACTACAGAGTGGTCCTTCCGCTGTACACGCTCAACAAACAGGCGCGTGTTCAGGCTGTATGGCGTGGGCAGATCGACGCCACCGATGAGCAGCTTTCCCAGGACAAGGAAGCACAACGCGCTCTATTGGGTCTGCTTCAGTGGGCCGATATCTATATGCTGGAGAGGGAATCCCGAGAGTCCTTTATCGCCATTCTGCGCAAGGCCAAAGAGTTGGGCAAGCGCGTGGTGATGGACATTGACGATCACGTCATCGACTTTGTCCATATCAACGAACCCACAGTGTCGTCTTACTGGCAGAGCAATCTCGCGGGTCTCATGGCGGTCATGCGCGAGGTGGACGAGATGATCGTCACCACCCCTCGCCTGGCCAGGGAATATCGGCAATATATTGCCGATAACGCCTCCATCACTTGCATCTCTAACTATATAGATGCAGATCATCCGCGCTGGAAAAAGGCCTACCGCCTACGCCAGGAACGACAGCCGGATGATCTGCTCACGCTGGGCTGGATGGGAGGACCCACGCACCTGGACGATCTGAAGATATTGCATGAGCCACTCAAGGCGGCCATGAAAAAGCACCCCATTCGTTTCAAGTGCGTGGGTCTACAACCAGATTGGCTAGATGATCTGCCACAAGATCGCGTCATTCGCGATAGTGGCTATACGGCCATCGATGACTATCCGTCTCGTTTTTATGACTTTGATATTGGGCTTATCCCCTTATCGCGCACGCCGTTCAACGATATAGGGAAGTCCGATCTCAAGTTTCTGGAATACGGCATCTTGGGGATACCTTCCATTGTCAGTCGTTCACCCGCTTACGAAAGCGCTAAGCACAAGTCGACCGCCTGGGTCACATCTAACGACGCCTGGCCGACGGCCATTGACGCGATGTTGCAGGTGCGCGATTCCATCTCGCATAATGTTCGTCAATATGTCATCAAGTCCCGCTCGATAGAGCATAACGCTTATCGCTGGGGCCGCGTATTCGACGCTGTAAGGAGACGCTACCATGGCTAATTCGAGAAACTCCAAGTTCGGTATCGCTAGAGAGGCGACATGGGGCGATGCAGCGGCCCCTCAAGTCATGCTGCCGGTAGATCCACCATCGATCACCGATAACTTCGAGACCCTGCTCGACCAAACAGTGCGCGGAATCAACGTGATGGACTTTGGTTCCTATCAGGGAGTAGGAAGCGTTGAGGCTTCACTAAGCGGCATCTGGTTTCCTGAGGAGGTGCCCTTCATCCTCCTGGCCATGTTGGGCTCGGTGAGTTCTACGGGCACAGCTGCGCCCTACACGCACACCTTCACCCTGGCCAACCAGCCGCCGTCGCTATCCTTCCAGGATGAAGGTGCGGTATATCCTGAGGGCGGAAACGCTCGCCGCTATGCCGGTATGCTTCCATCATCGCTTACCCTGACATTCTCCAGTGAAGAGGGTCTGCTTACCTGGTCGGCTGACTTTAGCGGCAAGAGGGGCACTGCGCCAGCCAGCGGTTCCATTCCCGCAGATGCCACCAATCCGCCTTTCAGGGGATGGCATGGCACCATGACCATCGCTGGAGCGCCAGCCACGCGCCTGATCGATCTGGAGCTCACCTTCGAACGTGAGATTCAGATTCGCTGGGGCGCCGACGGCACGCAGTATCCTGTGGCTGGACACTCAGGGGGCATTGCGGTCACCGGCTCTATGACCCTGGACGCCACAGCGTCTACCGAGCTGGACTATGTGCTCACTCACGCGGAGAACGCCGTGGTCATCACCTTCTCCTACGGTTCTGGTGCTGGTGAAAAACAACTATCCATCAGCATTCCCAGGTTCAACTGGGGCGATTCCCCCGCAGAATTGGACCGTAGCGCGGTGGCGATCACCCTCAGCTGTACGGGTCGCGCTATCTATGATCGCGATACGAGCACCTTGGTCACGGCGACGGTGAAAAACTCTCGACAGAACTACAATGCGGCATAGGCACGCAACACGGGAGATGGCGACGTGCCATCTCCCGTGTTTTTATTTACATATTGACAGGCTATTCGCCTTCGCGTAAAATAAAACCAGGAGGCGAGCATGCCCAGCGGCGTCTATGTGCGTTCTCAGCAATACCACGGTTACAAGACCAAGCGATACTGGGCGACGATCTCCAAGCGCAACGTCGACTATCGCTGTGCCTCTTGTAAAGATCGGTTTCCAGAAAATCGTCTCGTCGCCATTCCGCTGGACAACGTCCTTCTCGACGCCGAGGTGCTTTGTCATAAATGCCATGCCGCCCGCGTTATGGGGACGCGCGTCCTTTTGCCGGACGAAGTGCTAGACATACTCAACTCGCGTGGCATTCCCGTATCGTTAGATGACCTGATCACCTGGAGGCGCAGCGGCTATCTACGCATGGGACCACATGATGCCATCGCTCACAGCGATCTACATCGTGTGGCCGTCCTATCTATCTATCGGGGACGGTCCAGTGAAGAGATAGAAGATGCATTGCAGTTCATTCCCTATACGGTGACCGTGTGCAACCTGGTTACGGGGACCAACGAGAAGGCTACAGTCATCGCCGAGATGAAAGGCCCTCGACATTCATGTAAAGTGCTGCTGGAAGGCGGCTTTATCACCACTAAGGAGAAATAACACATGCCCTGGATCAAGGACACCAAGCGACGAGTGACTCTGGCCGAGATCGGCTATCCCGATCTCTACATCGACTTTCGCAATCCGGCCACAATGAAGTATGGCGACATCGTGCGCATGGAGGAGATCGCCACCGATGGAATGTCTCATGAGGATGGAGAACGCGTCCTCGTTGATTACATTCTCGATTGGAATCTAACCGATAACGAGACCGATAGTCCGTTGCCGCTGCCAACCAAGGAAGATCTTTCTCCGTTCTATGCCCTGCCATTATTCGTAATGATGTTTATTCGTAATGTCATTCAGGAGATGGCTCGCGAGCTGAACGAGGAAACGCCAAAAAAAGTGAGCGAGATTCCGCTCGAAGCTGTCTCAAAGGGATTCGCGGCGCCAAGCCACCCCGCTGGCTAATCGAGAACATCATTCTCGAAAAGTACGGATGGACCGAGCGGGATCTCTACGAGCATAACTCGGCGGGACGTATTCAGACCATCATTGCGCAGATGGAACTGGAATCACAAGTGGAGAACGAGCGGCGCAATCTCGAAAAGGCGCGTAGCAATTTCGAAAGGATGAAGAGGAGATAGGTCATGCCTCTTGCGGTGAGATTCCGCGTGGAGTTTTTCAACGCTTTCGTTATCGACACCCTGATGTCGATCGACAGGCGTGGCATCTCCGGTCATCAATTTCTGGTAGAGCAGTTCGGAGACGCGGTTTACGAGTATTTCCAGTCCGCGACCATCCTTGTTCGCGATGCAGTCAAAGATATGTATGAGAACATTCCCATAGGAGGTCGCGCCCTCGTATCGAAGTATACGGGGACATATGGGAATCGTGTACTAAGGCGACTAAGGGTGCACACTACAGATACCTGGCCATGGGCCTATGTGGGTCTCTATCCACAACCAGGGCATGTTCCCACTGTCGGTAGCCGCGATGAACAAACCTACTTTCTTGAGTTTGAGTTCGGTCGTGAGCCTGGCAAGGAAGACTTTAACACGCTAAGAAGGAACCTCCGTCCGTGGGTCGCCAACAAGCTTATTCCTATGGGCGGGGTTCGCGACATGGACAGGTACAAAGAATGGGATAACGAACGGGTTATTGAACAATTGACCAACGCTATTGCCCGAAAGATATATAGGGATGGCTATAGCGGCGCGCATTTGTTCAGTCGGGTGTACGATGCCGTGAATCACGGAGAAATTCGTGATGAGATTGTGCGTCGCAGGGATATGATTGTCGACGCGATCAACAAGGGCTTCGGCACTGACATCTCAACTCGTTATGGTCCTCCCAGCGAGTGGACATCGACTCAGGGCGATAGGGGAGAATACCTCGGCGGGGTATTCCCATCGCCCTTCACCATTCAGGGAGCTGATCTGGAGCTAACGTGACAGACGCGCAGATAGGGCTAGAGTTCAACGTATCCGATAGCGGAACAGAGAAGATACAGTCTCTTTCCAGGGATCTAAGGGGGCTTGTGTCCCTCTTCGCGTCCGTGCGCGACGCCGCCTATAGGTCCAGCGCGGCCCTGAACTCGCTAACGGCCACCAAGCCTGGTTCCGGCAAGCGAACCAAGGATTTGGCTTCCGTTCAACAAGCGCTCAGGGAGGTTGTCAATCTCCAGGGAAGCATTCCCAAGGATGTCTATGAGGCGATGCCCCAGGGGGCGCGCGATCTCTTCAAGGGCATGGTCGCCGACCTGGGCAAGGCGCTTGATGCTCTCAGCGGCACAGGGCGCATTACCAAGGACATGGTCGCTGGCTTCCGCGCCAGTGGCGAGTCCTTGGCAAACATGGCCCAGATAGAGCTTCCCGTCTCTAACTTCGAGGAGGCGCTCAAGCAAGTTGGCAATCTCTCTCTAGAGGGGGATCGCTTTCTGGACGTTGTCAGGCAACTGAGCGCGCCCACCAAGGAGCTTGTGACTGAGCTCGTCAAGGCTCGCGCCAAAATGGGATATTTCGCCGAGGAGAAGGCCACCGCCTTTGAACCGTTTGCCGTGCGATCGGCACGAGACATGTCTCGCGCGCTGCGCCAGTTCAGTGAGCTGGGAAAGCGGGCCACGAACGACATACGCCAAGCGTTCGCCAGGCAGCTCACTGAAGGACTTGAGGAAGGCGTGGTTGCTGGCGATCTGGCTGAACGCATTCGCGCCCTAGTTCAGCAGGTATCTCGTGAGGATCTTTCAGCGCAAGCTCTCGGTGGCGTGATGAAGGCCGCTCGTGCCACCGCAGGATCTCTGGCCAAGCTCGTCGATGAACAGGCTGCCGTCAGACATGCCACCATTGACGCCACTGTCGCCATTATGGATCAGGCGCGGGTCATGGGGGGAAGGGGCGGAGGCGGACCACCGCGTTCTCCCTGGGATTATGGCGCCTTATCTCCCATGCCTGGTGGCGGACGCCCCATACGACCACTGAGCACAACTAGCATCACCGGCTTTACGGGCACAGTGGCGGACCTGGACGCCCTGCGGCAAAACGCCATGGCTTTGCGGCAGGAGCTCTACACAATACCGCCGGCCATATCTCGCATTATCGCCTTGCTGAGTTCCATATCTGAGGGCGGAGCCATCACCACTGAACGGCTCACTCAGCTCAAGGGGATTGTGGATCTGTCTGACCAGGGACATATTCGCTTTGGGCAGACGTTACAGGAACTGTCGACGCATATCAGTCAGGTGGTGAGTCAATACGAGATCTACATATCGGCGCAGAGGAGAGCGCGAATCGAGGCGGGCGAGATACTTAAGGAAATCGTGCGGCTCAAGTGGACTCCCAAGGCACTGATGCCCGAAGGGGATGAGCCTGGTCTTCTGTCTAAACCTACCTTGACGTCATATGTCTCTATGCTCGCCCAGATACAAAAGTTGTCTGAGGGCGCGGGAACCATTTCCCAAAAGACCATTCAGGATTTCATGTCCACCGTGCGGCATCTCGGCACAATATCGGGCGCTCCCGTCGAGGAGGTCAACAGACTGATAGATTCCCTGGCGTCTCTTTCCGAAATGATAG